AGTCTTGCGAGATGTAAAAGTGCGGGCGGTTTACTGAATCCAATGGCTTGCTGGTATCGTAGCTCATCTTACTGATCAACGCCTGTAGTCCTTCTTCAATATCAAGACCAGATGCTGGATTGCAGATAATTTCCATCTCAGCTAAGTCTTCGATAATCGAAGAAGCACCATCAGACGCTTGATACCTAGCAGCACCTAGCCTAGAGTCGATCAATCTGTCAAATATCTCTTCACCCTCTTCGTAGTTTTGAATTAGTTCGACGTAATCACGGATGCCGTACCCAAGACCCTTTGCCGCCTCACCAGCGACCCATTTGCCGCTCTTCCACTCAGCCCAATCACCCACATCCACGCTAGGCCACTCCCGATAGACGTAGTATGTTCCAGTCTCGTCAACTGCAACCCAGCACATAAACCAATTCTTCGCACCAGCAGGGTCGATAATCTGATACCGTGTAATATTCTCCGTAGGAATCTTGTCGTTGGAGATGACGTTGACAGCAGTGTTGAACTTAGGGAATTTAGTCGCCTGAGACTTCACAGGGACTCCGTAAGCACGAATGAGGATTTCCTCCCGTGTCCTGCCTTCAAGGGCCTCCTTGATACGCTCATAGCCTCCAAATGGGTTATCCTGAGAGTGAAAGTAGTGAATACTTGCGTTACGCTTCTTTGACCTCTGGATGTATGGCACAAGCTCACCCTTGAGCAGTTCCGCAGGTCTAGATTCAACTATGGATGCTCCGTCCAGATACTCCTTGATAACCTCTGTCCAGCCATCAATTGGCGTGAACGTGACCAGCATCTTGGCATCTCTCGTTGCAAGTCGGAACCTGAGCGTATTGATCAACTCTGGGCCTAGCAAGTATTCGTCGAGCCATACGCCGATGTTGTGCCACACGGGTGATCTGCTTCCAAGTTCTGCACCTTCCAGAATGGTTGGGTTATTCTGATACTGAGAATACGTTTTGAAAATAATCTGGGAACCGTTAGGAAGGATCAAACTTCCGTCAGTAAATCCGTTCTTTTTCGTGTAGCTAATGTAAGCCCCCGCAGATGTTTGCTTGGTCTTTAGTTCCGCTGGCAACCAGTCATACACGGCACTCTGCTGCTGACGAATGGACACTTCTGACGTTTGGGCAAAGCAAAAGATTTCTGAGTTTGGATTCTCTACCGCAGCACGAACAATCGAGAACGCTCCCCATTGGGTTTTCCCTGATCTGTTACCACCAAGTGCCACAATCTCAGTGACTTCTGATAACTGTTCTTCAGCCTTTCCCCAGTGAGGTAGACGGAATCCATAGCGGAACGGATCCTTTTCAGCGTTCTCAATCGCCTCATGATAGATCTGGTGAAGGTGAACCAGGTCTTCTGGTTCCATCTCTGCAATCTCATCCTCGGAGGGAGGAGTCAGGATCTGGTGGGAACGCCACTTCATCATTTAATAAATAGTAAGTTTTCGGAACAAAGCACTGACTTGACGTCATATACAGAATAGCAAAATTTGCAAGTGTAACTTACATCTTCTTTTGGGAACGATCCACGATCACCAGAGCATAGAGACAAGCCCATCTTCTTACAGTGACCACACATCTTCTTCCCATGCTTCACGTTCTTGTTGAGCAGTAAATCAAAGATCTTTCCGTTTTTTGCATCAGCCACATAGTCGGCATATGATCGGGATAGACATTCTTTTTTGTTGCCGTCACCCCATGTCACCAAGTACCTGTATCTGTATTGAGTAATGTCGTGCCCGCTATCAATATCGCTCTGCATTTGCTTGGTAATCGGCTCGTCAATTATATCCATTATTCAATGATTTCTACTTCAATTGCTTGTTCCTTGATTCTGTTTGCAATGCGAGACTTAGCCTGTGCAATCATAATGGCTGCATCCTCGATAGAGGCTCCTTTGCGATGCTCGATTACCACACCCGCCATGCCAGCAAGCTGCGTAGCCTTGTCCGTCATAATGCCGACCGTTAACGCCAGTCTGTCAGGGGAGATATTCTTCAGTTGCTCTGGATCTTCAGCAAGTTGTTCTGCTTTTTGGAACAGCAAGTCAGTATACTCCTCCGCAGCAATTGCGTACTTACGCGAAAAGTCCTTGCGCTTAGTTTCGAGAGTATCCTCATGCCTCCATTCAAGCTCCCTGACGGTCTTCCTGTCGATCCCAGTGTCCTTTGCTATGGCGGAGTAGCTTTTGCCCTGTGCAAGCCCCCAGAGGGCCTTTGCGGCCCCCTGTGGGTTCCAGTACTCAACCCGTTTACGGTCACCGTGCGCCTTTGCTCTATCAAGCACCTCCTGAAACCATTCGTTAGACTCAAGTGCCAATTTATTTTCCATGCGTTATTTTATTTTGCGAAGCTTCTTAATTTGGTACATTACAGTTGGATTAACAAGTCCTCGTTTGACAAATTGCTTTAATGTCCCATCAGGATCGGGTGATTGGTCGATGATGTCAACAAGATATTCCGCGCGACTTCCGTCAACAGTTCCAAGACCCAAGATGGTTTTGTCTTTCTCGCTGATGTTTGAACGTTTCATTTGCTCTTCATCCTTGAGCTTTGCAACAAGTGATTTTTGCATTACTAAATCTTCAACACCTTGAATAGCTACAACCTTTTCCCTGAACGACTTTCCTTGAAGCTTTTCAAATTCAGATGTTGGGGTGACTCTTTTAAATTCAGAAAGATTATCAACCTTGCCGTCAATAGCATTAAGAATAGAGGTAGCCCCCATGCCATTATCTCTCAGGATTTGAATGACTTGATCTTCAGACTTACCAAGAATTCTTAGATTCTTAGCGTGTTTAATAAGATCTTTTGAATTGTTTTGATAATCCTGATTGATTTCTTGATACGCTTTATTAAGTTCTTCTCCAACATATCGCTTTTTAGCACTACTGTATGCGCGAGATAATCCAGAATAATTGTTTTTAATTGATCTAATTCTAAACCCGACACCATCATCGATAACAGTAGTTCTTGTTCTAACCCCAGTCATGTTGTAAACAAACTGAGACACTGGTTTGGGATTAACAGCTCTATGAGTATCCTTCCATTGTTTAACGAATGACGGAACAAACTGACTGGTCACGAATCCAATTCTTTCCAATTTATTTTCTAAACCTTCTGGTTTGAAACTAATTTTCTGTTCTTGTTTCGGGTTGTAATTATCTAAAGCTTGATATAATGCCTTCATGAATAAAATCCCCTCACCCTCAAGTCCTGATGTGGCAGCTTCAAATGAATTTGCAACCATCTCATTAAACGTCCCACCATTACTAGCCGCCATCAAAGGACCAACAATATCAGTTTGTGGCATTAAGTAAGACACCTGAGTGTGAGTAACTTTGTTTCCATCTGGTGACAGGCTCATAGCCATGGTGGTGTTTTGCTCGTATGGAGCCAAGACACTCTCCCTCAACGCCTTGTCTTTTTCTTTGTCAACTCCTCCGATGTTTTTGTTGTACATTGCTACTCCACCTGCTGTAGCTCCCAGTACTGTTGATAGCAATGCGCTTCTTTTGAGCCCTTCTTTTAGCGCAGCATTTCCAGTCGGTTCTGGAGCACCAAGTTTTTCGCTCATTTCTCTCACAAACGATCCATCCATAAGACTCTTGTTAAACATTACTTGATTGTAGGTGTTTCTTATTAATTCAAGTTTGAACGATGCGAATTGACCAATAACCCCATACGTTGAAAGCTCTCTAAGAGACTTGTTTAATTTGTCGTAATTTGGATATGTATCCTGAGTGATTGCCGCAGCAGCTTCTTCAACCGCTTTTCCATCAGCTTGTGGAAATATCTTCCTGATAGATTCCATGTTTGCATCCCACGCTCTCAACCTGTAGGAAATATCAGCTATACTAAATACCTTGCCAACTGGCCCGGTTACAGTTCTTACGGCGCTTCCGATTGGCCCTTGGTTTAACGATCTGTGAATATCGCTAGACATTACTCCTTCCTGCAACATCCCAAGCTCCATTGCTCTGGTTCTAAATTTTAAATTGTCTATGTTCAACCTTGATGCTACTGAGCCAAACTGTGAAGAACCAATGGTGACGTTTTTTCTAAAGTCCTTAAATGGATTGATACCCATCGATAACAAAGATACTACCTGTCCATACGCTTGGTTGGCGTGAGCACCCGGACTAGCAAGAACTTTTTCAACTTTAAATAACCCAGCGGCAGTTCCCAACACATCCTTTAACACTCTGCCTGCAAGCGTGGTTGTTTGATTATCCAGTTGCGCCCCATAAACACTATTGATGGATGTCTGAACATAATTAGGAACATAAAGATCATCCTCCCCCTCTTTGGCTAGTCCACGTCTCAGATTTAATCTCGTGTATTGTGTTTCATCAACACCTTCTCCAGCGATCTTTGCTATGCCTGTAGATCTTAACAGGTTTTTAATGGTCAAATCAGCAGTATCGTAAGCAGCAAAGTTTGCTAACTTAGAAGTTGTCCCTTCAATCTTTTCACCAGTCAATGTGATTTCGCCAAGATAATTGCGAAGCTCTGGGCTTAAATCCTTTTTCTCTTTAAGAATCCCTCCCGGTGTGGAATAGACGAACTTTTCAAGATCTTCTGGTCTGCCAGCTTTCTTGCTATTCAATTTCAACAAGTATTCTTCTGCCTGTTTTGGTGTTTGGCCTTCCCTAACCAAGCTTTTAACCAAATCGTCTCGAAGCTTTTCGGATGGTTGATACTTTGGGGTAGTGAAAAACTTGTACTCTTGATGCAAATAGTCCCCAGTATTTCTACTCGCTTCAATTGTTTGCAGTGTTTCCTTGGGAATCACTTGGCTTCCATTATAATGGTTTGCAATCAATTCATCCTGAGATTTGGCGATTCTTTCTCTGGCGAAATCAAGGAATGTTTTAGCTTTACTGATAGAGCTTGGTAGTTCTGTGGAAAACCCAGCCATGTAATTATAAGCTGATTCTTCAGCGGCTATTGGATCTGGGGACTCATCGATAACTCTCTGGATATTCTGGTTGATGACTCTACCAGTTTTCCCAGCCTCAATCGTCCCTTCAGCCTTACTAACGGCCTGCATGATGTCCTTACCGAGGACTTTTGATGGAGCTAGATTTGCTTTGGTAAAGTTCATCACTTCTTCTACAAATCCTCTGGCGGTAGTTGGCTTGGCAAGATTTGGATCTACGTTTGCCATTGCAGCATCAGCAAGAGTAACGGCATCATGATCACCAGAACGGATAGCGGAATCCAGTTCTTGAGCCGACTTGCCAGCAAATTTCCCAATGATTCTTGACGTTGCTTCAGCAGTTAAACCAAGACTAGCCCCTAAAGCCATTCCCGTAGCGGCGCTTTTAACCGTCGCGTCTAATGCCGGAAGCTCTCCAGTATCTATGCCCTTTTCAACTACTTGTGCAACAGGAGCCAAAACCGCACCAACAGCAGCAGACTTAGCAACCCTACCCGCCACGGTCGATGCTTTCCCCAGTTTGCTACCGGGAATAAAGTTCATCAATGTGTCAGCCACAACACGTCCATAGGAAATGTTTTCTCTTCCCTCAATCTTCTGGGCAGCGATAGACCCTGTGACACCACCAGTTACGGCTCCAATCCCATATCCAAGCAATGCTCCGGGAGGTCCACCAGCAGCGCCCATAGCAGCACCAGCATACTTTGCTCCTTCAGCAATGACAACCTCAGCGGCTAGACCACCACCAACTTGAGCCAAAGAAGGTTCTTCTTCTTTTGCTTTTGGTTTTTGAAGTGGAGACAAGTCAACCTCCCCCTCGTCCACTGTTTTATTGAGTACCGGGGAGAGATCTACTTCACCCTCGTCTACCTTTTTATTCATCAATGGAGAGAGGTCTATTTCATCGCTTACTGGTTCGGCCATAAGTTATTTTTCTGTGCTGCACCAATCAGTGCTGAATCAGATTTATTAGGATTTGCTTTTCTAAGTGCATCCAGTACGCCTTGCTGTGAAGCAGAATAGGATTGAGGTTGTGCAGTTGGCTGCACCATAGGTTGTTCGGCCTCAAGTTCTTGTTGCGATTCCGCTTGGGATTGCTCAACCACGGCTTGTGCTTCCTTGGCTCGTGACTCCTTAGTTCCAAGAACCCCTTCAATAGTTTCAGTTGAAATAGGCATACCCATATAGGTGATCCCTTGAGCATTAAGCCTATTGACAGCTTTTTGTGTAGCTCCAGAATCATACTCGCTGGTTGCTGTTTCGATTTCCTGAAGTTTCTTGGGTGTTTTTGCCTGCCCGCTTTCTTCAAGTGCTTTTTCGGTTCTGTTTTTGCGAAGAGCTCCCTCAAGATCTGCCTCTCTTTTTTTTCTGAGCAATTCACTGTCTCTTGTTTTATTGCCAGATTGCAAATCGGCAATCTCAAGCGCAAGTTTTTTCAACTCAAGTTTTTTCTTTTCGCTTCCGGGAGCAACAAATTGTGGAGTAGTCGGTAAGTTTGCTGCTTGGTTAATAGCTGTACCCCTAGCTTCTCCAGCTTGATCTTTAGAGTTAAGAACTCCAGCATCAACATCATAGATTCCTTCTTTGTAAATTACTTGTGTATCATTATTGATCAACTTGCCCTCATTTGCTGGAATTACTCCACCACCTACAATTGGAATATCCATAGGAGGCGCGCCAAGTCCAGCTTGTTGAGTCGCCTGTGTTCCTGCTGGCAACTGGGTTTCTGGCACATCCTCATTAGTTATCGGAGTTATTTTTCCAGTAGCATGGTTGATAATAACAGGAACCTCTTGACCTGCTCGATTCACAACAGTTGTGAATTCTGTTTTTGGTGCTCTACCAGCAGATGCTTCAGCGGCCTGAGCCTCCATCAATCTGATCTTCGCCTTGTCCATTCCTTGAGATGTGATCAGGTTAAGGGAGTCAGTCACGCGGTCAGATACTGCGCTTTTATCTAAGTTCGATAAACTCGGATCGCTCAATTGAAGTTTTGTTGACTCGATTTGTTGTGCAAAATCAGGGTAAAGTGCTTTGGCGTTATCAAGCAGAGACATCGTGCCTTTGATCTTTGCAGCCATCTCTTTGTCCTTTTGAGCCAGTGCCTTTTGCTCTTTAGCATAGTCAGTGACGACACCGATAGCCTTAGAGATTCCTTCAGCGCCCTGAGCCGCTGCGCTTCGTGCCGATTGAACCACACCACTATAGTCTGGTTGAGGATAATTCCCCACATTTATTTGTCCTGCTGTAAGTGCCATAATTTTAAACGTATGAATAATTTACCTTGCCCCATGGACTGGAACCACTTTGTGTATAAGCTCCACCCGCTCCTGCACCACCCGCTCCTGCACCACCACCTCCACCAGCACCAGCCATGTTGAACCCAGCACCCATCATGCTAGATCCAATATCAGCATACATTTTAGCTTTGGCTTGTGCATTGGCTGATTCGATTTGATAGTTTGCCATATTGGATTCGTTCTGAGCACCAGCTTGGCTCATTGCCATATTCAATGGCATATTGTAATCGAATGATCCAGATGATTCTGGCCCACCAATCATGGCTGCTGAAAGGTTCTTGCTTCCTGCCGTGTATGAAAGAGAAGCGTTTTGAAGCGCAGCTAATCCCGGATCTGTATAGAATGACTTGGACATATCAAAACTTCTAGCACCCGCTTGAGCGGCTTCATCACGAAGCTTTCCACGTTGTTGTTCAATATCAAACATTTGACCAAACCCAAGTTGTCGCTCTGCTAATTGCTGAGAACCACCTGCAATGCTTTGTGAAAACATATCCTTCCTGCGAGAGAGTTCGCGATCTTGTTCTGATCCAAGTTGACCATAGCGAGCTTGTTGGGTAGCAAGTCGTTGTTGCAATGCCCCAAGACCTTGACCAAACCTAGCTTGTTGGAGTGAGACATCACGCTCAACATTTGCTCCACGCTGATTATACAATGCTTGCTCAGAGGCAAGTCTTTGACCCGCAGCCCCAAGTTGTTGACCAAACGCTTGTTGCCCAAGTGTTGCAGCCTCACCTCGACGAAGCGCTTTAGCAGCCTCACGATTTTGAATTTCTGCGGCGATTGCGGCATTTCCTCCAAGGCGACCAGATGCGGCTCCTGCTTCTCTGGCTTGTTGTTGCGCCATGCGTTGTTCCTCTGGGGATAGCGTTTCCCGTCTCTGGAATGCCTCTTGAGCCATTTGAGTTGCCCTAGACACATCTGCATTTGCACCGCTAATAGTCTCACCCACATAAGGGTTGATTCCGCCAAGAGTTCCTCCCAAAAGTTCTTGCGCCTGTGCGTCAGAGATGGTTGTACCAGCGTATCCGCTGATGTCACCAAGAGTGGTTCCGTATTGGCCGACTTTTGATCCGTATTGATCCATCATGCCACTAGCCCTACCCATGAAGTCTGATTCTAGGCCCTGCGCCTGTCCTGCTGTTCTGGATGCCTGTGCCACTGCTGCGGCCTGCTCTGGAGAAAGCGACTCCATCAATCCTCTTGTGAGTCCAGTCTGCCCCGTCATTTGACGAAGCTCTTCCTCTCTTAGCTGACCAATAGTTTTACTAGCTTGCTGACCAGACGATAGTTGAAGAGCATTAAATCCGGGTTGCCCACCAACACCACCCAAGAATTCTCCTGTCTGACTAAACATTTGCCCCATCAACTCTGGGCCAAGCCTGTCTTGAAGAGCAACAAACCCGGGAACATTTTGTCCGTAATAATCAAGCAATCCGGTTGATGTTCTACCTGCTAGGTTAGTTCCTTTGTTTACTCCTTTTGTTGCATTTTGGAAAATATCAACTGGTGCGGGAGCTTTGCCAGCTCCTTTTCCTGCTTGCTTTGCACCGTAAGCTGATACAGCTCCTCCAACTACTGCTGTGCCTATTGCCGCCCAAGCCATTAAATTAACTCACCTCCAGAGTCGTTTGAATTGTTTTTATCTGAATGATTCATTAGAGCTTTTTCTTTTTTATTGTATTTGTTTTTTTCCCACGAGTTGATTCTAGGATCCTTCTTGTCAAAAAGTTTGTTTTCTGATGGCATTGTTAAATATTCAACCATTTTATCTGGGCAGTCAATATTTTCAGGATTAGCATGGAATGTGAGCCAAGTCGTATCTTCGTGAGTGTAAAGAACACGTTTTGTTCCAGCTTGAGTAATCCCAACAAATGGAGCTTGATATTCAATCACACCTTCTTGATCCATTACTCTGACTTTTCCTGACAGTATTACAAATGGGTGTTCCGTTTTGTGCTTCATGCTAGTTAATAATGACCCAGCAGGCATGAATATTCTCCTGATGTACATGTTTGGGGAAAACAAGTGATCTGTAGGAAAAAATCCATCTGGCATTTGTGACAATTGATACTCAAGACGATCGACTTCTGATGCCTCCGCTAATTCAGTTGCAGATGGAACCTTAGGAACAAATACGTCTGAGTTTTGTGTGGCTGATTCCATTTTGCTGTTGGTTTTTATAACTTCTGACAATGGCTTAATCATCCTACGATGGTTACTTGGCCCCAAGTAGGATTATCTCGTGATGTCGAGGTATTGATTTGTGAATAGGCAATATCAACATATTCAGCAGTTTGCGTAATAACACCACCCATTTTATGTGCGGAATTAGCATCATCACCAACAATTGCAGCGTAATTAGCATTTGGCATTGCTACTGCAAAATTAATACGATAAACCCCAACTGCTGTTTTATTTACAGAGCCTACATTGCCAGCACTACGAATCGTCATGTTGGCACCAACAGTTCCAACTCCATTAAAGTTAACAAAAGCTCTTACGCCATAAATTGGTGCGGCTCCAGTTTGTGCGCCATTTAGTTTTTCTGCTGTAATTGCTCCATTAGAAACAGTGGTGGCAGAGCCAGCAGAGTTTGCATAGTTTGCATTGGTTGCAGCGGCTGCACTGCCGGTAATATTGATCGGCCAATTGTTTTCAAACGATGTACTGTCAACTTGAACACCCAATGTCGCATCCGCTCTCCACCCCATGTAAACCACGTTATTAAGCTGGTTAGCACCACCACTTTGTTTAATGTTTCCTGACGTTGTTCCACCAATTAGGCTTGTTACTGAAAGCGAATGTAGCTGCACTGTTCCAGCATTAAAGTCACCATTAGCATTTCGTTTGACGATGGTGTTTGCAACATTGAGTTCAGCAGGTTGCAGGCCATCGAGCAAATCAGCATCAAGACCGCTACCCGAACCATCATTTCCTGATGTCCAAATAGTACCAGCAGAAGTCAACGTGGCCGATACTCCCGCTCCAAACTTGAATTCAAAACTTGATCCGTTATGGTATACATAATTATCACCATTACCAAAATAAACAACACCAGCAGTGGCCGTTCCACCATAGCCTTGTGCTCTAATGGTTCCTGTAGTAGACACTATTTCACCACCAACAGTAAGTTGTCCATTAGACTCAAAAGTTGAATATTTCTCAGATCCCGTTACGCCATAACGAATAGTTACTGACCCAACGCCCGAGTCGTAAAGCAGGCCTGCATCGTCACCAAAATACACTGCACCACAATCAATGTGTCCAGAAACACCAAGATTTCCTCCAACACCTACGCCTCCAACAATAGTCGCACCTCCAGCTACATAAAGCCCACTATTGACGTTTAAATTCCCAGAAGTGTCCCAGTTTGGTGATCCAGTAGATAGCTTTGCTGGTGTCACCGAACCATTGGCAATCTGGGTGTTTGTTACAGCACTTGCTGCCAATTCATTTGACGTGATGCCCTGAGCGCGAACCTTAAGCTTCCCACCTGCAACCTCAAGCGTGTTTCCAAGAATGGCGGTGTCATCAACAGTTGTCTGGTCAATGATGTCGTTCATCTTGGTGCTAGTGATTACGTCATTATCTGCAAAAGTGTACTGCGTGTTAACTACTCCCATATTTTTATTTCTGTGAAACTATTTGTCTGTTTGTCACTGACCCAGCGACTTTTACTGAGTTAACCTTAGGTGATCCAATGGTTCGTGTCAAGATAAGAGTGCCAGTGTACCCACGAATTCCTGCTAGACGGCATCTAATGCTAGCTGTTTCAGCCTCATTGGGCGTGCTTGGCGATAACACAACCCCACCAAGGAATTGCGTGGTTGTTCCAATAAGTGAAGCGTTGTCAGGATCTTCCGCTGCAAATGAGATGGTGTACTCACCAGTATCTCCAGCAAGATTTTGCATTGTGATTTGAGCATCCGTAAACCTTTTACGCTCCATTGTCTTTAGATCGTACCCGCGAGTGGTTAGTGACGCATTGATGGTTGAGGTTATTAGTTGGCCACCTACGTTAGATACATTGAACCGATCAACACTGCTTTCAAAGGCATCAATTTGATGTAGTCCTCCATTTCGAGTAACTGCGTACAGCTCATTTCTAACCCCAGCACCACCCGTTATCAGATTCCTGATGATAAATCGAGGATCACCGTAAGTGTCTAGTGACTCCCATCCTTGATTCTTGAAGTTGTACACCAAAATTGAGTTGTTTCCTTGAGCATCATTGGCTCCTGAGTATGAATCAAGCGCCACTGCAAGGTAGTACCTGTTATCGAATAGAATACCAACAGCTTCTGCGGCAAAGTTTTTGTTAATTCGATCAATGTAGGGCTGAATATTCTTGGAGATTGGCTCCTCAGACCCACGAAGGTTGTAATCGTTTAAGAATTCAAGTGAATACACACCATCGTCCGACAGGAACATCATCGTGTTGCCACGCATTACAACAGACTTTCGCGCAAGGCATCCAATTTCAGACGTTAGTTCCTTAACTGTGCAATCAAGAAGGCTTCCTAACGTTTTTTGTACAACATGAAGGCTGTTTCTATTCAGAACAACCAATGCGTCATCGTAAAACCCGTGCATCCCCACCACATAATCTGCTGTGCCACCACTGACTCGGAATTGGTTTTCGATCTGGTCGAATGTAGTGGTATCCAAAATGTCCGAAACCGCGATTTCGTCAGTGATCTTCCGATTGGTGTATGTCACAGCATTAAATGCTCCTGATTGATCGTAGTAATATGGAACCCACAGTCGTCTCTGGAAATGAACTCCCCAAGGTGCGGCAGGTTGATGCATAAATCCACCACCCACGCTAAATCTGCCACCAAATTCAATTTGACCAGTAGAACCAACACCAGTAATATTGGCAACTGGAGCAAAGAAAGCTATGTTGGTTGCGCTTGCCGAGGTCACTTGGAATTGCTGTCCAACAATTGCAGAGAATTCTGGAACTGTCGTTTCGTAAACTACAATAATATCGCCAACAAACAGCGTAATGTTTCCAGACACAGTCAGCGAGACCTCTCCATTTAAAACGTTTACCCCTGTTCCAGACGAGTTAAATACTTGTGGCTGAGTATAAGTGCCGCCGGGGGATAATGTGAATCCGTCAGCGGCAGTTGCACTCGCAACTCCAAATGAAGTAACAGCTTGACTCGTTGTAAACGTGTAAGTAAATTGATCCGGTGTCGATACGGCCAGCACAGTAAAGACTCCGTTTGCGGGAACTAATGTAGCATGAGTAAGTCCAGCGATTGTGATTGAAGTCCCAGCAATCAATCCATGTTCACGAACGTTCATTGTGACGGTGGTTCCTGATTGAGAGGCGGATAGTACTGGTCTTCCGTTCGGATACCACTCAAGTGCCTGCTGACCATCGCGGAACAACATCACCTTGTCGAACAGTTGAATCATCTCACTGTCCACTCCTAGCCCTTGACCCGATGGATAAGGAATCTCTGTAATGGCAAAGGTGGCCAGATCGATCTTTTTGGCCGAGGTATCCATCGCAACGATGATGAACTCCTTGTTGTTGGTGTTTGGATCACTGAACAGGCAGGAAGCTCTTACGTTAGCATTGGCAACGTCATTGACCGCCATCTGGGACAGTGTTCCATCTTTATCCGTGGGAGCAGTGGTTACCGAGGGAATCGTGTAACTCAACCTATTGGCATCAACATAAGTCAGTAAGTAGCTCCCGTTGAACGAGGCATCCAGCCCAGCAATCGTAGCCCAGCCAGAACTGCCAGCAACAAATCCGTGAGCCGTGACGGTAATACGCACAGTCCCAGTTACAGGGATATCCACGAAGGAAATAGTCTTGGCGGCATCGATCAGGTAGAATGGTAACTGCAACGGAGTCTGGCCAGTAGTCAGGGCATCAGTTTTCTTTTCAACATTCCTGCGGGGCTTCCAGTAGCCTTCCATACGACCATTCAAGGACTCACGAACCTCACCCTCTTGGAGTTGATTCAATTGAAGCCTCTGGTTGACGGAAAAGAACCAACGGTCAACGTCTTCGCTGATCGGCTCGTCCAGTCCACCCACTGAGCGGAATTGAGACATTACAGAGTGTAAGCCAAGATAGTGCCAGAAGTGATCGTGATGCTCGTAAGAATACCACCAAAGCCAAACCCAGCAGGCAACGTGATGCCCGCAAGAGAAGTGTTTGGATTAGCACCAGCAACACCAAGAACATTCCCAGTCATGCTCGTGATCACGGTATCAGCCGCAACAAGCACCCATCGAAAGTTACCCGTAATAGTCGTCGCAGTACCTGACGCAGTCAAGGTGACAGCACCCATTTGACCCTGTAGTTGATATGAATCTCCACGCATAGGGACATTCACTGCAAGATAATTTACAACGTGTCAAGGGGACTTGTGCAGAATGCCTCTAAATGCTCTCAGGATCGACGTAGAGACGCTTGGATTGAGGTTGCTGGTATGTGGTCAGAAATAAGGTATGGGACGGCAGAATTGAGCTGAGGGCCAATTGCAATAATTTTTGTGGGAGTAGTTAAACCATGGACATTTCAATGGTGGAAAAAAAAGCAACCCCCGCCCCCCGCCTCTCGCGTATGTACATCGTCAATTTTATTTGCGGTCAACTTGTTACAATACACATAATGCGTGGTAGTGTTCCACGGGGAGATGCTTGCTTCCAATCACTTATGAGCGATGGCTTGTGGAACATGAGAGGAATGCTTGAAATCGACATGACAAGGCAAGAATAGACATGGTCAATGGGTGATAAGGGGTGGGTGGTAGGTGACGAGGAAGCCATGCGCGTGCGGTTGGTATTTTCTATTGAGAGCCTGCACCGATTCCCTCCCTCATTCCATCTACCCCTTATTCGAAACCTTGTGCCTTTTCACAAGAAACATGGTCAAGATACTCACCAGAACTCCTGAATCTGTCACATAGCTCTCTTTGGCCCGAGGATAGCCCTAGGATCGCTTGCAACCCCTTTCTGCTCCTACCATACCAGAAAAGATTTCAAACGATTTTCGCTCTAACATTTCAACTTGGCACGGAATCTGAACGGGGAATCCTCTTATTTATTTTGTCAGAATAATTGTTGTCAAACTCCGCAGCGTCCCGTATCACTCAAAACGTCAGCGGACGCTCCGAGACATTATCCACAACATCACCACCACCACCCAATGAATATTATCTCTTCAACAATTCAAATCACTCGCCTAAATGGTCGCAAAAGCGCCATAACGACCAACGAGAAATATGACCCCACAGAAATTTTCCGCCGCGTAAAGGACGCCGTGCGCATCGACGTAGCCTCAAGGGGTCGTGACAATGGAATCATCGAAAATATCGAATTGGTTTTCTTTCGTTCGCAATTCAAAACGGAATACGTCGACTAAATTCTCAAAACGTCCTAGGCACGACATGAAACTGCCTTTCCTAAACCTCCACTACATACCACACCCAATGAAACTCCCACAAATCCTCGTAACGCCGCCAGATTGGCTAGCAGTCATCCTCGTTGTCCTTGGTTCCGCTGCGTACCTCGGCGCCTTGATCTTGCTTAAAAATCTCCTACATTAAACCATCCACACACACACACACGAAACCACTATGAAAACCACACTATCCACCACAGAAGCCGCCCACCGATTGATTGACGACGAGAATGCCAACTGGTCCCGCGCGGGGGCCTTTGCACTTTGTGAATACCTCGAGGAACTCGAGGAGGACATCGGCGAGGAAATCGAATTCTGCCCTGTTAGCCTCCGCTGTGATTATTCACAATCTGACAGCCTGCAGGATTGGCTACTGGAACATCATGGGGTATCAACTTTGGATTTTGCTCTAGAGTATAGCGGAATTGACATTGACGGGACCGAGGATGAAAACGAAATCGATGATTTGATTCGATCCTACATTCAAGACCATGGAACCCTTTTAGAGTTTGACGGTGGGATCATTGTTTCAAGCTTCTAACCAAGTCGAAACGCTGCAAAGCGTCAACGGATGAATTCCGTTCTGAAGAGACTAAAACAAACACTCGAAAATAAAATGAAACTATTAAATAGCGGTAACGCGAAAACACGAAAAGGCGAAGCGCGCGGCTTTATTACCTACGGAATCCACCTTGCACCGTCCAACCTGTCAGGCTTCAACGTTTGCAAGGATGCAAGCAATGGATGTGCTGCGGCTTGTTTGAATACGGCGGGACGGGGTGCAATGTCATCGGTTCAACGGGCGCGAATTGAGAAAACCCATTTGTTTTTTACCGACAAGCAACGATTCCTTTCCATGCTTTGGGATGAGGTAGACGCGGCCATCCGGTCGGCGACTAAAAAGGGGATGACGCCATGCTTCCGTCTCAATCTGACAAGCGATCTGCCATGGGAAAAAATCAAATTCAACGGATCGAATATTTTCGATTCCTTTCAGGGCGTTCAGTTTTACGATTATACCAAGAGCGAAGAGAGAGCGTGCAATTTCGCCGCTGGTCTTCTCCCAAGCAACTATCAGCTGACCTATTCACGATCAGAAGTTTCCAACGTGATGGAGTTGACGGCTCTCTTGCAATCCAAGGTAAACGTGGCGATTGTTTTTGCCGACAAGCTGCCAATGAGATGGGAAGGCTTCCAAGTGATAGATGGCGATTCCGACGATCTTAGATTCCTAGACAAGCGTGGCGTCGTGGTAGGCCTAAAAGCCAAGGGCAAAGGCAAGGTGGATTCTACAGGCTTTGTCTTGCAACCGGAGGGATTAATCCACGCATGATCTCAAAATACATTGAGTGGTTTATTCTCCTGTTTTTGTTTTTGGCTTGGCTCAGAATCATCCTCATGATTTTGTCATAAGACCGACTAGGAATCCATGGGGGGGTGGTACTTGTTACTGCTCCCCTTTTTTATTGTCGCTTTCCTACCTTGTCTCCTGCTTTCCCTCCTGCCTCTATGCTTGCCTCTCCTCGTGTCTCTCCAATGGTTCCGTGTCTCCTTCGGTCCGACCTCTTGCCTTGGCTTTAATTCTGCATTCGTTCTGGACTCTGGACATACCACTTGAGTCTATGGGGAGCGCGAAGTAAAAATAAATTGATTTGATTATTGAGAGCCTTTTCACTTGGACTTTGGAAATCATCCACTGATATTCAAATAAACCCAAAAATCAAATTGATCCATAAAACATATTGAGAGCCTTTTCACTTGGACTTTAAGAATCGCTGACTGCTTGTCGATTTATCCAATAAAGGACCTCAGAAGGTCTCCCTCCTGAGGTCTGATAATTACTAACTTGCTAAGGTTACTATCCTAAACGTAGGTTTCCCAGCTTCCACCGTAGTACGTCCGTTCCGTCATTCCTAGTTCCTGCCTTGCGATGTTAATGCGCTCCTGAGCCATGTTCATCCGCGACTTGAAATAGTCCATCGCCGTAGACTCGCTCCATGCTGCAAACTCACTGCACCATCTCGTGTATTTCCAATTGTTGCCGACTGGGAACATTCCTGATACGCGGTTTTTTGCTAGGCTGATTGCTGCTTCTTTTGTTTTCATGTATGTATTGTTTATGGGAGAGTCAAATTGCAAAGGATTGTTTAAACGATGAGAGCGCGGATCGTGCTTCATCACCACGAAGTACAGCTTGATACCATGGCCCTTGACCAATCCAGTCTTGTTCAAGCTTTAATCTAGCGTCCTCGTCTTCTTGTGAGATGACATGAGCTAGTGTTGGTGAGCACAGGATAGTAGTTGTGCGTTCTCCGAGGTTCCTTTCAAATCGTGCAAGTCTGCCTTGCATACCGAGATAAACTCCCTGATTTGTTAATGTTCCGACTTGCATGGTAACTTGCGCGGTGACTTGCGTGGTTGCGTTCATAGTGTTTGGTGTCAGCGTCGGCTGACTGGAATCAACCTATGGCATGACCTTACCAGTGTCCACATTATTTTGCAGAAAAAAGAGCGATTGACACGAATCCCTTATTCTACAAGGCTTGCAGAGCAAAAGTAATTCGATCCAGACACGAAAAAGCCCCAGCAGATTGCTCCACTGAGGCCCAGTTCCTACCCTGAAAAGTTGAAACTACTGCTCTGTTTTTCCAGCGAAAAGCGAGGTGCTTGGGCGATATTTCATCCTCCACTGCATTCGCTTTACTGCCCGTTGAATCATTCGTCTGAATCCCTCGTGGTCGGTTCCCCGTAGCTTAGAAAGTTCGGACGGTTTGTTCTCTGTGTCTTGTTCCATGTGCATTTGTTATGCGTGTGTATTTAAGGTCGTCAATAAATTTATTCAAAGCGTTGTCTCGCTCCATTCAACAGTAGGCGCATCACAGTATCACGCTTGCCATTTCGCATCTTTCCAATCTTGATGCCGTCATCACAAATAAATAGCAGGGAGTCGGCGTCTTGCTCAATGGCTCTGGATTCTCTGGTCTGATTCTGCTCGTTGAGCTGCGTGGCGGTCACCACAGGGCAGTTGAGGTGCTTTGCAAGCTGCTTGCAGCTACCAGAGCTGTGTGCAACCTCTTCCTCTCTCGATTTGCTCGATTTATTGGGAGATCTGATGATCTGCAGGTAGTCGATCACGACCAATCCAATCTGACCATCGTTAAGATCTTTGATGCGCTGACATTCTGCCTCGATTGAGGCCATTGTCTGGTTTGCTGATGAGTCGATGTAGAGCTTGGAGTTTGCAAGTGTTTCACACGCTCGTTTGATCTTCTCAAGGTCTGACTTGGATGCTGACTTTGGGGTGGTGAGCACACCGTAGTCCACTCGTGCCATGCAACAAATCAATCTGCTTACGACTTCGTGAGTGGTCATTTCCAATGAGAAGATACCCACTACCTTGCCCTGTTCGATTGCCTCCTTGGCAAACTGAATCATCAGGACGGATTTTCCTCGTGATGGTTTTGCGCCTACGACCCACAGTTGACCACCTTTCATGCCACCGCTGATGTCATCCAGCTCAATCAATCCAGTTGACATTCCAACCAAATCACCTGCTGCATGGTCGGCCTTGAATGTGTCAAAGAAAACACCGACTGCTTGCTTTGCATTCTGGGTGCGGCTTTTGCTCTCCACAGCCCCTGTGAGGGCTTCAATAATGTTTTTGGCAGTCTCTATAGCCTCGGCACTGTCAACGGCCTCAGAGAGGCTCCTAGAGCCAATGGCGGTCAACCTACGTCCCTTCATCTCCCTGAGTTCGGCCAACCAGATCGTCCAACCGCTTCCCGTGACGTTTCGCGTGAAAACATCCATAATGGCTGATGGGCCTCCAGCTCGCTCCAACAATCCAAGATCATTCAGCCGTGGAACAAACGTGGCAAGGTCGATTTCTCCATTGGCATCACGCTCCGTATCCTTGATGGCTTCAAAAATAATCTGATTCGTGGGGAACCAGAAGCACTCAAGATCGATCCCATCTGCCATCGCCTGCTTGTGCAAGTTGGGATGGTGCATCATGGTTGAGAGGACTGATTTCTCAGCACTCTCGTTCGCTGGCATTGCTTGGGTGTAATTTTTCATATCCCGTATTGGTCTGAGGTTTGTGGTTTGCGGTAGATCTGAGTGGATGGAACATTGATGGCCGTGACGTTTGAGACATTCTCCTCAAAGAGTCCAGTCCATCCATTTTTTATCGAGTAGTTGATCATTGCAATTGCTCTGAACTCTCCGATCTCCTCCATAGCCTTCAGCTGCATGGTTGCGGTGGACTTGGTAAGTCTCTTCTTCTTCTCTCTGCGATGTCCCAGCCACATATCCCATGCCTCTGCAAACTTCTCAGATTTAAATGGCAAATCAATCTCAATTTCTTCCACTCTTTCCTTCCTTCCTTCCCTTCCTTTTCCTTTCCCTTCCCCTGAGCACGCGTCAGCACGCGTAGTTTCACCCGTGTTTACACGCGTCAAATCGGATGAAAATAAGTCAGGTTGCTGGAATGGAGGCAGAGAACTTTCTTGTTCGCGGTTGTTAATTACCTGATGGCGGCTAAACGATGGGACAAACCCGTACGTCTTACCGTCTATCTCATACTTTTCAATAAATCCATTCGTCTTCAAAATGTCCAAGATGAATTCAAAATCGACATGGTCATATGGAAGAATCTGAACGCCCAACCGACGAGCATCCCACTTAAATCTGCCCTCTCGATCACAAGCACACCATAAACCAATGAAGGCCAAACGAATTGGAACATTTGAAATCCTTTCAATGTCTGACAACTCAGCGTGAGTGAAAAACTCTGGTTTTACTGTTCGTATTCTCATGGTTCTTGGTCTTCGGTTTGGTTTTGATCATCGATGCACATTGCAGCGCAGGTCAGGTAGAGCATTCCTTCAAGTGTGAGGTCATGGGTAGCGCACAATGTATCAATCGTGTCCCATCCTGCCTGCACCATGCTGATCCTGCGACCGATTAGTTTGTCCTTTTCACGTTTGAGGGGTCTGCCCCGTAGTTTCTTTTCCATTTTATTATCTTGTTATTTGTGCTTACAGAGTCTCGGTTTTGAGCTAATTCTGGTGTTTCTTGCAGCGCCTATAGGCACAATCATCAATTCATAGCTTCCCCAATTGCCCATGACCCATGCTAGATCAAATTTCTTTTTCATATTGTTATTTATCTTTTACGAATTGGCCATCGACCATGCGCCCAGTGCGAGCGGTGATGATCTTGACGACCGAATCCAAGCAGGGTTCGATGGGAAGTCCAGTCATTTCTCCAATCAAAATCATCACGACCAGCATATCGCCCAGCCCATCCTTGATTTCATCTAGGATTTCCCACGTTTCAGCGGTGGTTTTTGCCAGTGGCAATCGCTCCAAAGCGGAGAGAGTCTCGTGGTATTCTTCCGTGA